GTCATTAAATTTCATTGATCTTAATTTAGTAAATGCTTATCAAATGAGCAAGAAAAATATAGGGACTGATGGGGGCGAGCAAAATGAGCAAGAGTAAATTGCCTACTAAAACGGAGCCTGTAATACGGCATTTTAGCTTGAAAGATATAAGGGCAAATGATGATGAGGGCAATTATATAGAGGGGCATCCAGCTATCTATGACCAAGTAACAAACATTGGTGGATGGTTTAAAGAGGTTATTGAACGTGGTGCATTTGATAATTGTAATTTTGATGATGTGCTATTTAGTGTTAATCACGATTTGAAGAAGATTCCACTTGCACGAAGTCGTAGAAATAATGGCAACTCGACAATGCAACTACAAGTAAATGATAGTGGGTTATATATTCGGGCTAATCTTGATGTAGAAAATAATACTGAAGCGGGCGCGTTATATAGTGCTGTGAAACGGGGAGACATCGACGGGATGTCTTTTATTTTTTTCGTGGATCAAGAGGAATGGAAAGAATTAGACAGTGATATGCCTACTAGGCGTATTAAAAAGATTAAAAGAGTAATGGAAGTAAGTGCAGTCAATTTCCCTGCTTATTCGGGAACTGACATAAATGCTCGTGACCAAGAAGTACTGGATAGTGCGGAAAAGGCATTGGAAAATGCGCGGTCTAAGTTGGATAACTCAAAAAGCGAGTTAGAAGTTTTGCAATTGAGAAATAAAATTTTAATGAAAATGGAGGAAGTATAAAATGAAAAAGAAATTACTTGCACTATTAGCCACAAAGGAAGAACGTAAAAAACAATTAGGTACAACTGCTGAAACTACTGAATCAGTAGCGGAATTACGTAGCATTAATACAGAATTAGAAACATTAAATTCGGAAATCGCAGATTTACGTAGCATGGTTGATGCTTTACCAGATGAAAGTAAGGGGAATGGTGAATTAGGTGGAATAGAACCACCAGAGCAACGTAACAACCCACAAGGTCAACCAAACATCTTAGGAACATATGGTGTTGGCGGTGGTGATGGAAATGGTAATGAGTCTCGTTCTGCTGATCCGTATGATACACCTGAATATCGACAAGCATTCATGCAATATGTGACGAAGGGAACGAAAAGTGAAGTTTTAGAATTCCGTGCAGATGCTACTACTGGGACTGGTGATATTGGTGTTGTAATTCCGACGACTGTTTTAAATACAATTGTTGAAAAAATGAAAGATTATGGCCGCGTTTGGGCAAGGGTAACAAAAACAGGTCTTAAAGGTGGCGTGGAAGTCCCACTTTCAAATGCAAAGCCTGTAGCGACATGGGTGGCTGCTGGAAAAATGTCAGAAAAGCAAAAGAAAACTGTTGAAGGGAAAATTTCGTTTTCTTATCATAAGTTACAATGTCGAGTGGCTGTCGAACTTGTTGCAGATACAGTGGCTATGCCAGTATTTGAACAATCAGTTGCAGATAACAGCTACGAGGCTATGATTATTGCTCTTGAAGAAGCAATTATTAATGGTAGTGGTACAGGACAGCCGTTAGGTATTACAAAAGATAATAATATTCCTGAAGAACAAGTTGTTGATGTGACTCCTGTTGAGTACGGAAAATATAATACTTGGACAGATTTGTTTGCAAAAATTCCACGTAGTTATCGAAATGGTGCTGTGTTAATTATGGCGGATGCAGATTGGAATAAATATATTGTTGGCATGGTTGATGATAATGGACAGCCTATTGCGCGTGTGAATTATGGTATTGATGGTATCCAAACAGAACGATTGTTAGGAAAAGAAGTTATAGCCATCGAGGATCATCTGCCAAGTATTGATGATGCACAAGAAGGAGACGTTGTTGGCATTCTCGTGAAACTATCTGATTACATGGTAAATAGTAATATGCAACTATACTACAAACGATACTTTAATGATGATACTGACGAGTGGATTAGTAAATCAACATTAATCTGTGATGGAAAACTAGCTGATCGCAATGGTGTAGTGTTAATTAAAAAGGGTGCAAATGGCACGAAGAGCACAAAGTGAGCTTAACTAGGTGGTGTGCTGATTGACAACGGAACAATTAGTTATCGAATGCAAAAAAGGTCTTAACATGTCGCTGGAAGCGGATGAAATTATAGATGGTGCAATTAAACAAAAGTTATTAGCTGTGCGAGCGTATTTACTAGGTGCTGGTGTTAAAGCGAAGCGATTAGATTCGGATTTAGGTGTTGCTGTAACGGTTGTAGGTGTAACAGATTTATGGAATTTAAATGCGGGAGAGATTAAATTCTCTCCTATTTTTAATACACTTGCAACTCAGTTAGCGCTTGGGGGTTCTCATGAGACGTAATAGTGTGATTTATTTAATACCTTCTCATATAGAGAAAGATGATATTGGGAATCAGAAAGAGGTTTTGGGTGAACCAATAAAACGTCTTGCTGAAAAGAAATCGGTGCGACAATCTGAATTTTATCAAGCTGCTACAACAGATTTTAAACCTGAAGTTATATTTAAAATTTGGACACATGAATATAAAGGCGAAAAATTCCTTAGTTTTAATAATCAAATGTATCACATCATTCGCTCTTTCGAGAAAAACTTTAAGGAGCTTGAATTAGTTTGCGAGGTGAAAATTAATGATAAAAGTAACCGTTGATGGTCTAAACGGAGCTGTCATGAACGAGTTAAAGACTTTTTCACGAGAGGTTAGTGAAGGGTTGGATAAAGCTAAATCAAAGATAGCTCGTGAAGGTGCTGCAGAACTGAGAAATACAAGTCCTAAAAGGAAGAAAAATGGTGGTGAGTACGCCAAAGGATGGACTACCGCTAAGCAAGGCACAGCACTTGTTATTTGCAATCAGACAAAGCCTTCTTTAACCCATTTGTTAGAAAAGGGTCATGCTAATCGCAATGGTGGCAGAACGCCTGGTAAAGAGCATATTTACCCTGTAGAGCAATCAGCAATAGAAAAGTATGAGAGGGAAGTCGAAAGGGTGATACGCGGTTGATTGGATTAAAAGAATTATATAACGCCCTAGAAGAAGGCACGGGTTATCCAGTTGCAAACATTGCGTTTGATCAAAGGGAATCTGTGCCTTTTGTTGTCATCATGGGAGATGGTTCAGAAAATTTAATTGCTGACAACAAGGTTTATAAAAAATTCGAGGATGTAGATGTGGAACTCTATACAGAAAAACGTGATTTAGTGGCAGAGGGAAAAGTTGAAAAGATACTTGATGATTTGAGTGTTCCTTATCAATCCGATGTTTATTTCATTGCTGAGGAAAAATTATTAAAGACAATTTATTCAATAACGATTAAGGGGGACAAATAAATGGATGAGAACAAAGTACGATATGGTTTAACGAACGTACACATCGCACCTTTAACAACTAAAGACGGCAAAGAAGTTTATGAAGAATTTAAACGTATGCCAGGAGCTGTATCACTAACATTAACACCTAAAGGAGAACAATCGGAGTTTCATGCTGATAACATGGTATATTACGTTTTTAGTGCTAACCAAGGATACGATGGAACATTAGAAATTGCAGAAATTCCAGAATATTTCTTGACGGAAATTTTAGGGAGAAAAATCATTAATGGTGTTATGGTCGAGAATATCAACGATAAAGGGAAGCCGTTTGCAATGGCGTTTGAATTTGATGGAGATAAAAAAGCAACACGTCATCTCCTCTATAAGTGTGATGCATCACGCCCAACATTAAGTGGTAAAACAAGTGCTAATTCAATTGAACCACAAACATCTGAATTAACATTTAAAGCCTCACCAAGACAAGATGGGATAGCTCATGTGAAAACAATGGCAGATACACAACCAGAAGTTTATAACGCATGGTACACAAAACCGTTTGATCCTATGGACAGCGTACCAGAACCAACAGAACCTATAGAACCGTAATTGGAGGTACAGAAAATGGAAGGTGCAATAAAATTAGGTGAAGTAGAGTGGCGCATAAAGGGCAACGCTATTACAGCTTTTCATTATAAAAATCAATTCAAGAGTGACATTTTAAAGGATACGCTAGCAGCTGTAGGTGGTATTGAAGGTGTCATGGAGTTGAGTGCGGTTAAAGATGCTAAGGACTATAAAAAAATGCAGACGCTTATTGATAATTTGGATACTATCACCATCTATCAATTATTATGGTCGTTTGTTAAAACTGCTGATATTAAAGTAAAGCCATACCAGTTACAGACTTGCTATTGAATGACGATTTTGTACAAATTTTAGTAGGTAATATTCATAGAAAAAAGTAAGTAAGACTTCCGTAGACGACGTTGACACAGACGACGTGCTAACTACGGAGTCTTTTTTTATGACTTGTAAACTAGTTGGACTCACTCTGCAAGATATGGAATACATGACAATCGGTGCGTGTTTAGATTATGCAACAGATTATCTGGAACTGAAAAATCAAAAAGACAAGCCTAAAAAAGTAGTTGTAAGAAAGGCTACCCAAAACGATTTTGATAATTTCTAAAGGTGGTGAGGTGAGGTGTGAGCAAACGCATAAAGGGTATTACGATTGAGCTAGATGGTGAAACTAAGGGGCTTGATAGAGCTTTATCAGAAGTCAATAAGAAGTCTAGGGATATACAAAAAGAATTAAGAGAAGTAGATAAGCTCTTAAAATTTAATCCCAAGAATGTAGAGTTATTGACTCAAAAAAAGAAATTGCTTGCTGAGCAAGTAGAAAACACCAGAAGAAAGCTAGATCAACTTAAACAGACGCAGGAGCAAGTAACACAAGCGTTCAAAGAAGGCAAAATCAGCGAAGATCAATATCGAGCATTTCAACGTGAGATAGCAGAAACGGAATCAAAATTAAAGCATTATGAAGGACAATTAAAAAGTGTAGATGCTACACACCGTTCATTTTCCGAGAAGGTTGCTACTGCAGGTAAGTCTGTAAAAGAATTAGGTCAGTCTATGTCTAACGTCGGTAGAGAGCTAAGCATGAAAGTTACCGCACCTTTAATGGCTGTAGGTGGTATAGCTGCGAAGATTGGTATGGACTTTAAAGCTGGTTTATCAGAGGTACAAGCGATTAGTGGAGCGACTGCTGCAGAAGTAGGAAAGTTAGAGGTTAAAGCGCGTGAACTAGGTTCTTCCACGAAATTTAGTGCCAAACAGGTAACAGAGGGCTTTAAATACATGGCTCTTGCTGGTTGGGATGTAAAGCAATCTATGGACGGTATCGACGGTGTTTTAAACTTAGCAGCGGCTTCAGGAGAAGATTTAGCGCTAGTATCTGATATTTTAACTGACGCTATCTCAGCATTTGGAGATAAGGCAAGCGATGCAGCGCGCTATGCTGATGTTTTAGCAGCGACAGCAAGTAATGCGAATACGGATGTTGCTGGATTAGGCGAAGCATTTAAGTACGTAGCTCCAGTCGCCGGAGCATTAGGATACAGTTTGGAACATACTTCTGCAGCGCTTGGATTAATGGCTAATGCAGGTGTTAAAGGGAGTGCGGCTGGTACAGCGTTACGAGGATCATTAACAAACCTAGCGAAACCGACTAAAGAAATGAAAAAGGAAATGGATAAATTAGGTATTAGCATTAAAGACAGCAACGGTGAAATGAAACCTCTAGATGTGCTATTACGTGATATGCGCGGTTCGTTCAAGAATTTGACTGCTGACCAAAAAGCGTCTGCTGCAGCTACTATCTTTGGTAAGGAAGCAATGGCGGGTATGCTTGCTGTTTTAAATGCGTCAGAAGCGGATTTTAAAAAGCTATCATCAGCAATAAACGATTCCGAAGGCAAAGCCAAGGAAATGGCTGAGGTCATGCAAAATAACCTACCAGGATCACTAACAAAATTTAAAAAAAAAAAAAAAAAAAAAAAATTTTAATCAGCACTAGAAGAATTGGCTATCAAGATTTTTGATGCATTGGAGCCAGCGCTAACATGGTTAGTTGGAGCGGTGCAAGATTTGGTTGACTGGATGAATGGATTAGACTCAAGTACACAGCAAGTTATAGTTGTTATAGCTGCTTTAGTAGCTGCTCTTGGCCCATTATTAGTCGTCGGTGGTGGACTACTCACAGGTATAGGTATGTTAATGACATCACTTCCAGCACTTGTGCCTCTAATTAGTGCTATAGCTGGTCCTGTAGGAATTGTTGTAGGCGTTGTTGCAGCATTAGGAGTAGCGTATTCATTAACGCGAGAAAAGGCTGATGAGCAATTAAAGGCAGACAAAGAATTAGCTGATAACAATTTAAAGCTTGCTGAAAGTCATTCGAAAGTTTTAGATGAAAAAAGCGCTGATATTGATAAAACTACTGAACTTGCAGAAAAGACAATAAAGCAAGCTGATAATGTGGACAAATTAACAAATAGTTTTGAAGGTTTATGGGGCAAGTCGAAGCTATCTCGTGAGGAATTTGCGCAATTTTTGGACTTGCAATCAGAGTTAGAGAATACAACATCACCACAAAGAGTAGCGGAACTTGAGAAGCAAATGGATGCTTTGCGCGTTAAGTCTGGTCTATCGAACGAAGAATTTAACGAATTGCTTTCGAGTAATAAATCACTAGTGGAGTTATTTCCACAAGCTGGTGAGGTTGTTGGAGAGTACGGTAATCGAATTGCTGATACAACAGGTAAATTACGCGAAATGACGCAAGCAGAATTGGCGCGCATGGAAGTCGAAGTTTATAACAAAATGATTTCTGATTTAGAGGCAGTTAATGCAGAAATAGACAACTACGAAACATTACTAGGTGAGGTAGTAGCGCTAGAAGAATCTGTTTTTGAAAAGAAAGCGCAACAAAAAGATATACAAAAAGACATTGCGGATAATGAAGCAATAATTATTGAAAATAATGAAAAAATAGCGGAATTAAAGCAACGTCAAAAGGAAGATAGCGGAAAAGAATATTTCGAGTTGGAGGCTCAGAAAAATGAGCTTCAATTACAAAACTATGAACTTGATAAGAAAAATGACAAAAATAAGAAAAATTTAGACGTAGTAAAAGACACGCTATCAACTGAAGAGAAAACATTAAATGAAAAGAAGAAACAATCAGATACAACATCGGAATTGATAACAAAAAACAGAAATAATTTAGATCACTATAGGGAAATACTTACAAAAAATTTAGGGATCAATATTGAAAAAGGGAAAGAACTTCAATCATTGGATGCAGCGATAGCTAAAAATCAAACGACTATCGGTCAGTTACAAGACAAAATAAAACGTGAGGGAGACAGTAATGGTAAGAAACAAGAAGGTATTCAAAAACTTCAAGAAGAGAATCAAAAAATCGCAGATGCCAAAACAAAACTAGATAATGTTATTAAAAGTGTTGATATGCAAAATCAAAAATTTGATGCTGGTCAAAATAAGTTGGCTAAAGTTAACAAGGAATTTGATAATGCTAAACAAAAAACAGACGATAATATCAAAAAGACTGATATATGGAACGAAAAGCTTGATAAAAGTCATACGAAAAAAGTTGATGTAAAACAAAGCAAAGACCCTGATAAAGAAAATGAAAAATGGTCAAAGCCGATTAGTAAGATAATTAACATTGTTGCTGATGGCGCTAAAAAGCTATTTGGTTATGCAGAAGGTACTGATTACCACCCGGGAGGTATGGCGTTCATGGGTGAGGAAGGTCCTGAGTTATTTAAAGCTAATGGCTCTTACGGTATCGCTGATTTTGGGTTATATGACCTCCCACAAGGTGCTAAGGTGTGGACACACGATCAAACAAAACAGATGCTACGCAATGGTTTGGTAGATGGTTTAAGTAGAGGTGTCGAAGCGACTCAGCAACAAATGAATCAAGTGCACAATTTTAATATACAACCAGCTCCTATTATCTTAGATGGTAAGACAATAGGCTATGCTACGTTTAATGTAATTAACGGAAAATTAGGGTCTGGTCAAAGTTTGAAAAGTTACATGAGGGGGTTATAAAATGTTTTTCTTTACAGACAAAAACGGGGAAAGAATTAAATATGATACAGAAAGTATTATTGCCCTCCACAGTAATATTGCAACGCCGTCCTATGATTACATTACAGCGGAAGTTGAAAATGGTCGAAGAGTTGTGTTAGATAGAATCCTAAAACCACGATCTATTAACGCTAAATTTTTATTAAAAGCATTTGATTTTCAAGATACGTATTTATTGCGAGATGAATTCTATCAATTGTTATCATCCTATGAAGAGTTATATTTTCACGAAAGCGCTTTGTCTCACAAGCGATGGAAAGTCATCTTAAACGGTGAGGCAATGGGTGAAAAGGGTTATAGCCATGCTAGTTACGATTTAAGTCTAATGGCTATAGATGGCATAGCAGAGACGCTAGGTACATCATTAGACCTTCAAAACCGTAAAGAATGGGATGCCAACCTATGGTCTTGGGGAATGGGTATTGAATGGGATAAAGAATATCGCTATGAGCATTCATCCAATGACTTTGTTATTGATAATATCGGTAACCTTGCAATTGATCCGCGAAAGCATGTGTTAGAAATAATAATCAAAGCAACAGCTAGTTCTTATTTAGAGATACAGAATAATACTACAAGGGATATATATCGTTATAATGGTGCTCTAACAACG